GCGTCTTTGACTATTTCCTTTGCTTTATCAGCACCATATATCCAAATAAGCTTCCGTGTTATTGATTGTATATTATTTAAATCATTAGATGTAGCTTTTTTATTAAAAATGAGTTTTGCAATTTCATCAGGATTTTTGCTAATAACCTGTTTTGTATCTCTATTAATTAAGCCATTAATAGATAGCGAATAGCCTTTGTTTTTAGCAATTGCAGAAAGAAGTATATTTCTATCTTTTCCTTTAAATGGTGCAGCTTCATTAGAAGCATAAAACCATTTCAAATATTCAGGGTCATCGCTAAACATAAAATCAACCTGAACGTATTTGCCTGTTACTTCATTTTGTGTATTCCAAACAGGAGAAAGAAAATGTACCGAAATTCCTGACTTTTTTGTGCCAATAGTATCTACACTGTGCTGCTTCCAATAAGCTTGGAGTTTATTTTCGAGTACAGCCTTATTAGTGCTTTTTGCATCAACGACAAGATCAATATCACCGGAATCGGCAGCCTTGCCAGTCGAGCCGAGCATATTATCAACAAGCGAAAGACCGGTTATTTGTTCTAAGTTTCGTACTGTCGGTAAAACGTCTTCACGAGCAATGCGTCCAGTTGTACTAAACACATTACCACCTTCTGTTAGAAAGAACGTCTTAAAGGTTAACATCTTTTAAATAAGGGTCCTGCTTTTTCATTATAGCAAGAAGATGCTTATACTTATTAATAAAGTTTCCGCTATTAATGCTATTAATGTATTGACGAAGATGGGGATTTTCAAGTCTTTCCGGGTTATCGGCATACATTTCATTCTGCTTAATAGCAGCTTCTAATGTTGTCTGCATAGGAAAAGCGTTTTCAGCTGTGATATCAGTTCTATAAATCTCATCAAGAGCACCTGCAGGAAAATTCATCGCAGTAGCTTTTGCTAATAGTTTTATAAGTCCTACATAACCTTCAGGAGCAACTTGCGCAGGTTCTCCTTCGGTCGGAGCAGGAGCTGCGCTTGGATCGGGAGCTGTTGCATCTGCTGTAGCATTAGGTGTAGAAGCTTGTTCAGCATCAGCTTCATCTAAAAGCTCCCATTGTTTGTTAAGACGATCAAGAAATTTCATCTTAAGTATTTAATACTCAGATGAAGAGAAGTTGCTTTGTTTTTAACTGATTAAAGTATCTCTCACTTAAAAACGTTAATTCATTACGCTTGGCAAATCCTTTTACTTTTGCAAAAGTATAATGAGAACGCATGAAATCGTTAGTCCACATAAATGACCGTATACGCTCGATAAGTTCAACAGCATCGCCGTTTCTATCTCTATATAATTGCTTTAATGATTCGAATTCAATATTTGAATAACCATACATGCTTATAGGTAAGAGCTTTGTAACTTGCAATGCTGCTTGATCGATATACTTTTGTATATCATCTTTTTTAAAATGTTGTGCAATTAATGTATTTGTATAATCTGATTGTTGATTTTTTAATAAGATTACACGCTCTTTTGTTTTGAGATTTAGTAGATACTCGCTAATGCCATAAAATACATGATGATATAAAAGTTTCTTAATATCCCGTGTTATACGTTTTGCAGGAATGAGCTGATACTTCGATAAATCGTTAATTAACTCAATTTCAATCTTATTAAAGATTGATTCAAAGCTTATTAATTGAAAGTTAAACTGTTCGAATGTGCAGCTCTTGATCACTACAACAGTATAACGCTATTCTTTATATTTTGCAAGCTCTTGTTTTGGAGCCTTGCCGATCCGTAAATTTAAAATTCCATTATAATAATCATCTCTGAATAGAACATCATGTTCGAACTGCGCTTTTGCTTCGTAGTATGCTAATGCCCATTTTGAGTCACAAGCGCGTAAGATTTTAAAAATAAACTTATCTTTCCCGTACTTTAAAATATCAGCATTAAGCTCATTAGAGGAGCTAGTATATGACTTCCAATCAGACTCTTTATAATCAATTCGATTTCGTGTTTTGCCTTTAAGCGGCTTACGCTTAACACGGCTTGTGCATTGCTTCTTACCAATATACTTCTTATTACAAATAGTATTTGTAATTTCATAAATGAAACCAAACGTGTCCTCCGTTATAACCATACCATCATTTAAAATCCAATGTCCGCTATCCATACAGATAGTTATTACATTCCGGAGAAAGTCCTACGCTGCATAGGTACTTTAGTTTTCTTTTTTTTCCTCTTCTTACTACCTAGTATTGATGGAATACGCGCATCTCCTGGCGCATAAACATTATCGTTTTGTGATGGAAACTGATTACCATAATTACCAGAAGTAGCTGGACCGGTAACTGAGCCAGGTCCACCCGCAACATTAGCAATCTCTGTTAACAGTTTTTCCACTAATTGATTAAAATTACTCATTGATTTTTTAGTACCTTATAATATATTTAGGATTAATGCTCGAGGAATACATCAAAGAATTAGAAGAAGATCTTAAGATTAACGAACTCAATCTTAAGGACTATCAACTTCGTTTGCCTGCGATCAAGCACAAGTGGACAGGAAGAATGATCCGCTTAAAGTCACATATTAACGCTCTTAAAAAGCAAAAGGAGAAGGTAAAGGCTGATATTATGTCAGAAATAGATCATACAAGCGCTGTAAAACTTACCCAGCCTGTAATATCCGCGACTGCTGATCGTCATAGCAGGATCCAGGATATTAACCGTCAGATCCAAGAAGCCGAGCTTATTGTCGAGCTCTTAGAGCGTTCAGAAAAAACACTCAGTAGCTGTTCTTATGATATCTCAAATATTATTAAGATTATGCAGCTCGAGACCACATGATAAAATTTGATTATGACGAAAAGAAAAGGCTCGGTATAATTTCCGGAGACCTATTTGATGAGATACGCGAGCATTTCTCAGTTAAGAATGAAGCTGCGCATTTTATGCGCCGTCGCGGTAGGTTTATGCCTGCTAGAACGTATGCCATTACCCCAACAGGTAGATTTGAACCTTGTTTATATACAGAAATAAAAAAATTTTTAATAAGCCGGCAATACGTTGGTGAAGTTGAGTACAGTAAGGGTATTTTTGATCAAGTAGTGCCTGCAAGATACGGTTGGCATCAACAGCTCGATTTTAAAAACGAAATTTACCCTCTTAATCTTCCACTTCGCGACTATCAAGAAGAGATTGTTAAACAGTGCCTGTTTAATGGCAGAGGTACAATTATCCTAGCTACAGCTGGTGGTAAAACCCTTACATCTGCATCTTTGATATCAAAGGTATATCAACTTTATATGTCATCATATAACAAGCAAGCTTTTAAATGTTTGTTTATTGTTCCGGATCGAGGCCTAGCATCGCAAACATATCAAGACTTTATTGATTACGGTGTACCGTTTAGTGTATCAAAATGGACAGGTGACGATGACTTAGATCTTTCAAGTAATGTTATTGTGTCAAATCTTGGTATCTTACAAAGTAAGAATAGTAATTTGGATTGGTTGGAGGATATTGATTTATTAATTGTTGACGAGGTTCATAAGATTCGTAAAGGTAATAAAGTTAATGACATCCTTAAAAAGATTAAGACACCATATCGTTTTGGTTTTACAGGTACAATGCCTGAAGAGCAACTTGATCAGTGGAATATTATTGGTAAAATCGGACCTTTAATTTATGAAAAGAATAGCTACGACCTAAGACAGGAGAATTATGTTAGTAATGCTTCTATTCAGATCTTAAAACTCATTCATAAGAGCGGGCCACCTAATAACCCTGGTGGTAATGCATATAGAGAAGAGCTTGAATATCTTACTACTTCAAAATTTAGAAATAAACTTATTGCAAAACTCGCCCAAGGTCTCAAACAAAATACTCTTATAATGGTTGATTATATTCAACACGGTGAACTACTGTTTGATATTGTTAAACAATTAATGCCAGAGAAACAGTGTTTTTTTATACGCGGTGAAGTAGAAATAGAAGAGCGTGATAAAGTACGTCAGCTTATGGAAATCAATAGCGATGTTGTTGTTGTAGCTATTTCAAAAATCTTCTCAACTGGTATTAATATTAAGAACCTACATTATATTATTTTTGCATGCGGCGGTAAAGCAAAAATAAAAATTGTACAATCAATAGGTCGCGGACTTAGGTTGCATAAGGATAAAACTAAGCTTATAATATTTGACATCGCCGATGATCTACGCTATAGCGCAGCTCATGCCTTAAAGCGACAAGCACTCTATGAAAAAGAACACATCACCTTCGCAATTAAAGAAATCGAAGAAAAATAAATCTAAGAAAGAGCCTAAACTTCTCGATCTCAATCTTCCCTTTGAGGAAGGTGAAGAATCTTTTGAGGTTTTGCCTGCCGAGGTAATCGCTACATTACCTGTTGTTGAAGAAGAAGTTGTACCCGAGGTACAGAAGAAAATTAAACCTAAAGATAAGGTACACTATGTCAATAGTAGAGAATTTGAAGATGAAATTAAGAGTTATTATGCAACAGATGTAATGACTGATAAGCTCTGTGAGAGCATTAATAAGATCGCTAATGGATTATCATATGCACCAAACTTTCTAAACTACTCCTATAAGGAAGACATGGTCGGTGATGCTGTAGTTAAGATGTTCTCAGCGTTAAAGAATAAAAAGTTTAAGATTGATTGTGGGTTTAGTCCGTTCTCATATTTTACGACTATTGCATTTCACGCTTTTATTAATAGAATTAAAAAAGAAAAGAAGCACCATGAGGCACTTAATGAGTACCGTGAAAAGGTTTATACAGAGTTAATGTTAAATCCTGAAGAAAATAACGGAGCGCACATTTATATCGAACCTACCGGTGACGACGAAGAATAATATTGTGGATATATTTTTAAATAAATCAAAGGTCGCTGTATTTTCCGATCTACATTTAGGCGTTCATCTTGACGCTACAACATGGCATCAAGTAGCTCTTGATTGGTGTGATTGGTTTGTAGCTGAAATTAAGAAACAAGATATTCAGGATATTTTATTTCTCGGTGATTTCTTTCATCATAGAAGTGATATCTCTGTAGCTACCCTTCATGTTGCTAGCCTTATACTCGACAAACTTAACGACTATAATGTTGTGATGATTGTGGGTAATCATGATGCATATTATAAGGATAGAGCTGATGTAAACTCGCTCTCTATTCTTAATGGTCGAAAAAATATTACTGTAATTAGTGAGACTACAACTACTAAATTATTTGGCAATACTTTTACCTTTATACCTTGGGGCGGTGATATTAATAAACTACCTAAGTCAAACGCTATCTTTGGACATCTTGAGATCGAAAGCTTTAAGATGAATGGATTTAAGACATGTGATCACGGCTTAAAGACTCGTGATCTTTTATCTAAAGCTAAATTAATTTTATCAGGTCATTTCCATCTAAGAGATGAACGCGTTTATAACGAAGGTACTATTGTTTATGTTGGTAATCCCTTTCAGATGGATTTTGGTGATTTAGATGGAATTAAGGGATATTATTTGCTTGATCTTGAAACATTAAAATACGAATTCCATGAAAATAATATCTCACCTAAGCATAAAAAGATTACACTGACAGAATTGACAACAGCGAAGTCTCTAACCGGTGCCGATATTAATGAAATGGTTAACGGTCATTTTGTAAAATTCGTTGTTGATAAAAAGGTTAAAGGTGATATTATTGATACCCTTATTCAGAAATTCTCAGTTTATAAGCCACTATCTTTTACTACTGATTATACATATACAGAGAATAATTTTAATGTTGAAGATAAAGGATATGAGTCTTCAGGTGTAGATATGCAAGCAACAATAGAAGAGTTTATCGGTGTACTAGATATTGAAAATAAAGAGAGTATAATCAAGTACTGTGCTGAACTCTATAAGCGCGCCTGTGAAGTATGAAATATATTAATTTTAATACAATTACCATAAAGAACTTTCTTTCTGTTGGTAATGAGCCTGTATCCGTTGACTTTAAGCGTGGGCTACACATTATTACAGGTATTAATAAAGATAAGGAAGATCGTCAAAACGGTGTAGGTAAATCTACTGTTGCTGACGCTATTAATTTTGCTGTCTTTGGCGAAACACTAAGAGACCTTAAAAAGGAATATATTGTCAATAGTATTAATAAAAAGAACTGCGAGATAGTTCTTGATGCTACAATTAAGCAGTTTGATACCGAAGAGCATATTAAGATTGTACGTACACTCGAGCCATCTAAGTGCTTTGTTTATATTAACGGTGAGGATAAAACCCGTGATAGTATTTCTAATACTAATTCATTCATAATGAAAAAGTTTAATTGCACACCTGAAATTTTTCAGAATTGTGTAATTATGACCATAAACAATACAATTCCGTTTATGGCTAAGAAGAAGCAAGAGAAGAGAAAATTTATTGAAGATATTTTTAATCTCGGTGTTTTTAGTAATATGTCAAATCTGTTAAAAACAGATATTAGTGATAATAAAAAGGCTCTTGATATTGAAAGCACGAGGTATGAAGAGGTGGAAAAGACTCTTAATAGTTATATTCGTCAAAGAGATAATACTCTTGATGAGAGAAAACAAAAACATGAGAAATACACTCAACGTAAAATTAACAATGCTAACGAGATTATAGAGCTAATAGAAAAGATAAACGCATTTAGTCTAAAAAGCGTTGACAATATTAATTCAGCTATTGATAAGCTAAAGGAAGCTAATATAAAAGTTGATAGTAAGCTACAAGAAAGCAGACATTCAAGAAGCGAGTGCTTAACACTTATTAGTCAAATACAGAAGCAAATAGCTGCAGTTGGTACTGATAAAGATAAATGCCCGACGTGTCTGCGTACTATTGAGGAAAGCGATAAGAATCATATTAAGCGTGAGAAGAAAGCCTTGAACGATACAATAGATAAACACAAAGCTACTATCTCTGAATGCGACGAAGTTGAGTCAAAGCTTATTGAAAAACGCGACGATATTAATAAAAAAATTAAAACATTAAACGATAATATACACGCGTATAATCTTGAAGTAAGAGATCAGGAAAACAGACAAGCACGTCTCACTCAGCTTAACGAATGGCAGGTAATGCTTGATCAAGATATCATAGAGCTTGAACGTGAGAATACACAATACGATACTCTTATTGACGAGAAGCGCGAAAACCTTAATAAAGTACTAGCAGACCTCGAAGGCGTCAAGGAAACCACAAATGTACTTGATGTTGTTAAATTTGTCGTATCAGAAGAAGGTGTAAAGTCATATATTGTTAAAAAGATACTACAGCTCTTTAATAGTAGACTTTCTTATTATCTTCAGAAGATGGATGCTAATTGTGTCTGTTCTTTTAACGAATATTTTGAAGAAGAGATTTTTGATTCTAAGGGCGCTGAGCGCTCTTACTTTAACTTTAGCGGTGCTGAAAGAAAGAATATGGATCTAGCGTGCCTCTTTACGTTTATGGATATGCGTAGACTCCAAGGCGATGTATGTTTTAACTTTAGTATCTACGATGAGCTATTTGATTCAAGTCTCGATGCCCGCGGTATCGAGTTAGTTATTAATGTGCTTAAGGAACGCGTTGATAAGCATAATGAAAGTATTATGGTTATTAGTCACCGCAAGGAAAGCGTAAAAGCTGCAACCGGTGATATTATTTTCTTAGAAAAGAGTAACGGCATAACAAAACGTGTTGATTACAAGGAATACGCTTCATAACTATATGCATACCATGTCACCTAGTCCCTTTGCTTCACCGTTTGCGTCTCCTTTTGCTTCACCGTTTGTGTCGCCATTTGGACTTCAGCCACTGCAGACACAACAACCATCTATACCTCAACCACCTGAAATGTCCCTAAAACGTGTAATGAATTATTACGCTGATTATAGTGGTTGTGGATTTTGGAGATTGATTTGGCCAGAACACATTCTTAATGCTCACCAGAAACAAGTTGTACATGGTAGTACGATGATGTGCTTTGACCCAAACTATTTTAGAGGAGCTGAGTGCGTTCGTATTCAACGTCAAGCAACACCTCATCAATTACAGTTTGTGAAGTTCTTAAAAGAACTTAGTAAGCAGCTTGGATTTAGAATTATCTATGAAATTGACGATCTTGTCTTTAGTGAAGATATTCCAGAATACAATAAGTTTAAGCCAGCTTTTGTGAATCCTGAAATTCGACAGACAGCTCAGGAAATTATGGAGTTATGTGATGAGATTACTGTAACGTGTGATTTCATGAAAGACTACTATATGGGTAAGACTGCTAACAAGAACGTTACAGTTATTCCTAACTATCCACCAAAATTCTGGATGGGTAATTTCTATAATGAAAAGAAGATCTCTGATAACTATGATCGTTATCAGAAGAAGCCTAGAATTCTTTACGCCGGTTCCGGTGCACATTTTGACGTCGATAATAGAGTCGGTCAGAACGATGACTTTGCGCATGTTAATCGGGTAATCCGCGCAACTAAAGACAAATATCAATGGGTATTCCTTGGTGCATACCCACTACCGTTACACGACCTTATTCAGAGCAAGGAATTTGAATTCCATCCATGGGAGACACTTTATCGTTACCCTGAAAAGATTGCTAGCTTAAATGTTCAGATGATGGTAGCGCCTCTACAAAATAACACTTTTAACAAAGCAAAGTCAGATCTCAAGCTTGTCGAAGCCTGCTGCTACGGCTTACCAATTGCATGTCAAAACCTTGTGACGTATGAGAATGCACCGTATAAGTTTGATACTGGTGAAGAGATGGTTGATATTGTTGACGATGTTCTTTCAAAGAAAGGTCGTTATATGAATATCTCTGCTAAGATGCGTAAAATGGCGGAAGGGCGTTGGCTTGAAAATGAAGATAACATTAACAAGTACGTAGAACTTCATAGCCTCCCTTATGGTCATGCTGATAGAAAGCTTCTCAATGCTGTTAATGGCATTAAGGCTTGATAGTCATAGATGAGTATAATATACTCGTGGTGTGTATAGGAACGTATCATATTCTCCGCAAGAGCAAGCTATAAATCTTTATACTTGGGACGAGAACGGTAAGCGCGTAACCGTTAAATCTACTTACGAGCCATATATCTATCTTGAGACAAATAACGCACCTGATGCGATGAGTCTCTTTAATACGAAGTTAAAGAAGAAGAGATTTAAGAATCAATATGACCGCTCCAGGTACCTCAAGGACAACAAGGTAACTCGCGTCTTTGAAAACTTTGGTGTGTATCAGCAGTTCCTTCTTGATGCGTATTGGCAAGAAAACGAAAAGCCCGAATTTACAAAACATCAGCTAAAGGTACATTTTATCGATATCGAGACGTACTCGCCTGATGCGTTCCCAGATCCTCAGGATCCGAATGATACAATTAATATTATTACTATCTTTGATACCATATCAAAGAAGTTTTATTCCTGGGGACTCAAACCATACACAGCAAAAACCCCTGATGTTGTATATGTAGCATGTAAAACTGAGGAAGAGCTACTTCGTAAGTTTGTAGATTTCTTTAGTAAGGACTACCCTGATATTCTATCTGGCTGGAACTCAGAATTCTTTGATATTCCGTATGTAATCAACCGTGTTAATAAGGTTCTCGGTGAAGATGCGATGAAGAGATTATCACCAATTGGTTCGCTTCGTTCGCGTACGTTCATGGGTAAGTATGGAAGAGAGCAAGTCAAGTGGCACATAGAGGGTCTTTCATGTGTTGATTACCTTGATATCTATAAGCGCTTTTGTCAGACCTTGCGTGAGTCGTATAAACTCGATGCCATTGGTGAAATTGAACTTCAAGAACGTAAGATTGATTACGGTGACCAGAATTTAACTGAACTCGCCGATGGAGACTGGGATACGTTCGTCGACTATAACATTCAGGACGTTAATCTTCTTGTACGACTTGAACAGAAACTTCAGTATATTCAGTTATTGAGAATGATTGCTTATGCTGGGTTAACAACGTTTGAAGGTGCACTTGGATCACTATCAGTTATTACCGGTCTTTGTTCAATTCGCGCACGTTTAAAGGATAAACGAATTCCGACTTTTATTAAGGATGTAAAAGAAGGTACCAAGAACGCCGGCGCTTATGTAGCTGATCCGCAGCAAGGGTTCCAGGAGCATATTGTATCACTTGATGCTAACAGCCTGTATCCTAATACCATGATCACGTTAAATCTTTCTCCCGAGACAAAGGTAGGAAAGATTACAGATAAGACAGATACTACTGTTACTATCAAACATGTGAACGGTCAAACTTTTACGCTTTCAAATGAAAAGTTTGCAGCCTTTGTCAAGCAAGAAGAGATAGCCATATCACGTGCCAAGATTCTCTTCTCACAAAAAGAGAAAGGCATTATTCCAGATACCATTGACTATTATTATAGTAAGCGCGTTGAGGTAAAAAAGGAGCTCACAAAAGCAAAGAAGAAGGCACTAACACTTAAAGAAAATACTCAGGAGTACAAAGACCTACAAGTTGAAATCGATCGTCTTAATATTCGTCAGCATACTATTAAGATCTTGATGAACACTGTGTATGGTTACTTCGGTAACAAGCATAGCCCTCTCGGTGACGATGAACTTGCAGAATCAATCACTCTAACAGGTCAGGCTGTTATTAAGGAGTCAAATAGAATTCTAACTGACTACATTAAAACTAATACCAATCTATCAGACGAAGATCTCGATAAGGAATCACCGATCATTTATAATGACACTGACTCAAGTTACATTTCAATTAAGCACCTTGTAAAGGCGCAGAAGATACCCGTCTTCGATGATGAAGGCAATGTAGCGCCTGAATACTATAAGGCCGTCGAAGATATTGAGGAGCATCTCAATCATGAAATTAAAAAATGGGGTAAAAGTGCTCTAGGATCTAATGACTGTAGGTTAGTATTCAAGCGCGAAGCAATTGCCGATGTCGGGCTCTTCTTAGCTAAGAAGAGGTACGTCTTACATACACTTGACGTCGAGGGTATTCCTGGTAAGAAATTTAAATATACCGGCGTTGAGGTTGTAAGAACAACGATGCCTGCACCGATTAAGCCATATGTAAAGAAGATTATCGAAACGATGCTTCTTACTAAAGACTACACCGCTACAAATAAAATCTTCAACGAGACATACGAGATCTTTAAGAAGC